CATTTCACCTGCTAAAGTTTGAAATACTACATCTGTGTCAGCATCCCACTGCATTCTAATTGCATCCACTGGTGCCGTTACAGAAACATTAAAACTAACTTTATTTAGTCTTACAGTTTTGCAAGTTTTACCATTGTTTGAATTTAATCCAGAAACATCAACTATTTTAGTTGTGCTTCCTGTTGAATCTGAAACTACGTTGTAGTGAGTGATAAGTTTTTTTGATCCATCAAATACAGTTGTATTTAATACTGTGTCTGCCATGTGTTGTCCTCCTTTTCAAGAGCGCCTGCATCACCAGGCGCTCCGAGTTAATTTATTTATTAAAGTTCAGTATTAGCTGTTCTCTCTTTTCCTGCTGAAATGTAATCCATAGTCATTACTTTAGCAGCAGCTTCACCGTTTTGAATTGCAAATGTTACAGCCAACTCTTCGTCGTCTGGAGCATTTGTATTCACACCAGTTCCAACTTTAACGTTATCTTTATATACGTGAAACTTTCTATCTTTTGGATCATAGTAAAATCCTAAAGTCATAAAAGTATCATCAGCTGCAGTTCCACAAGAAACAGTTGTTTCTGTGCTGTCTTTTTCTATTACTAATTCCATAGAAGTAGAACCATCAGCTTTTCTGAAAAAGATACCATCAGTTGTGCCATCAATAACAGCAGTGTCAGTGATAACTAAACCAACTGCAAAGTCAGATTGTGTTGCGTCGCTAACTTTAAATCTAGTTTTAAAGTACAAACCTTTTGCAGCTTCATATTTGAAAGATTCAATTACGCCACCTGAACCACCAGCCCATTGAAACTCATCAGAATCATTATCTGCATCGTCGTTTGTTACAACTAATAAACCACCATCACCATCACCAAGAGCTTCAGATGCATTACCTGAACCACCTTCAGTTGTAGTAATAACCCAGTCACTAGCTGTGTATTTGTCAAAGTCCTCATGATAAACGTGGTATTTAATTGGATCTGGTTGTTTTAATTTTTCACCAGTTCCTCCTGTTACTACGTTTGTGAGTCCTGAAGTAAAATGTGTTGTCATAATATCAGCGCCTCCTTAACGCCAGTCATCTACGATAACCAATTTATTTAAATAAAGTATATATTAGTTTTTAGTAGAGCGCAAGAGAGCCTGTAATGTGGAGTGGAATTTTTCCAACGATGTAGCTTTT